GAGCATGTACACCACGCTGGCGCACCAGCCGGGGCTTAGGACTTTCCCGGCGGCGTTTCCTCGTCGCTTTTGTACTTCGACTCGACGCGGATCTCGTTGGCCGCGATCTGTTTGCCGATGCGCTCGATCTCGGTGATGATTTCGGGCAGGCGGTGAAATTCGATGCCGAGCGCGTAGACCAGTGCCGCTTTGCCGGCGGTGTTGTTGGCGATCGCCTCGGCGACCTCATCAACGGGCGCAGACTGCATCCACACGAAGGAATTGATCTGCCTTTGCAGCTCGATCTCACTGACGCTATCGCCATAGATCATCGAGATATTGAGCAGGTCGGCAATCTGGCGCGAACCAATGGAAAATGGCCGCATCTTGATGCCACCGATGGTCTTGCTTTCGCTCTCGATCATTCCGAGTGCGATCATTTGATCTCTGGTTTCCATGATTTTAGAATATCGAAAGGATCTTTTCGCGCTGGGCCTTGCTTTCGGGGTCATTGCCGCTTGGAACGATCGCTAGGCGTTTGCCTTTGCGGACGAGCAGCATCGGGCGCATGGTCTTGATCTTGTCGACAAGGCCGTGGTGCGAATCAAACGCGGCGCGCATATAGGAAATTGGGTGATCAGGATTCTCCTCGCACCATTCCTGCGAATTGAATCGCTTTTGGAACTCGACGAAGGTGATTTCCTCCTCCTTCGCGATCGGCGTGAATTTGATCTTCTTGCCGCCGTCCATCATCCATGTGACGGTGCGTTTGGGATTGCCGCCGACATCTTCGATGGTGTCGGAGAATGCCTTTTCCGTTCCGAACTCACAACCAGAGGCGATGGCCGAGCCGATCAGCCGCGTGTTGCGGCTCTCGACGGGCGGGGTATCATGGTCGCGCACGATGGCGACCGTGGATCCTTGTCTCATGGTTGATTTTGGGTGACTCTTACGAGCCGGTTATTGGACGATCGGATCGGCGCCAGGATAAACCGTGCCGCTGATCTCGAACTCGTTGAAATCGTCGTTCTTCTCACTGACTTTCACCGAGGTGATGACGGTCACACCGCCTGCTTCGATGTAGTCGGGGATGAAGCCCGCTGCGCTGGTATCACCTGCGTCGACGCTGGTCGTGCCACGGCCTTTGACCGTGAACTCGTAGGTGGGATCGAAAGTCTTGGCCGCGCCAAATCCACCCTCGGTGGACATGATCATCTTCGACTCCATGTTCTTGGTCGACTCGACGCTCTCGATCAGCTCGGCGGATACCGACTGAACTCCGATTTGGTTGAAAGTGATTGCCATGGCTTTGGAAAATTAGATCTCGTCGTAGATGGTCGCTTGGATCTCGAACTCGGGAAAATCCTCGTTGCTTTCGCTCTGCTTGACGGAAGTGATCATCGCCACGCCGAGGGCGACGGTGCCGGGTACGACTGATTCGATGTCGGCATCACCCTTGCCGGAGATGGTGACATTGCGCGTGATGAGTTTGCGTGGGCCTGCAAAGACAGTGACGCCTTGCTCGTCGCGAATGGTGGCGACCTCGACGGAGGAATCTTTGCTCGACTCGCTCACATGGCCGGTATTCGGCGAGAGGCCGTGGGTGTTATTGACTCCAAAAGTCGCTGGCATGATACACCTGCGAGGATGTCAACTTCACAAGCGGGTGACGCCGATGAGTGCCTCGATCGAAGTGACCCAGCGGCTGTCGTCCGACACGCCTGCGGTGTGGTTTGTGATGTGGAATCCGCGCACATCGATGGCCGTGATGCCGAGGCTCTGGGCCGATGGTAATGGTTCGGTGAAGGCGTCTCGCACATCGTCCACGATGTCCATGTGGGCGCTGCGGGTGCTGCCGTCTGCGGGCGATGAGATGGAGACCTTGACCGTGGCTTTGTAGAGGCTGCCGACGACGCCTTCCACCTGGTCGGCCAGCACCAGCACCGCGTGCGATTCTGGCGTGCGGACATCCGAGCTGGTGCCGGTGAAGACCTCGATGTCGTTGCCGAGGTTGCCGACGAGCTCGGCGAGATAGTCTTCGATGTGTTGGTTCATGGTGTAAAATTAGCGGCGGGCAACGCGGTACTCGATGACGCCTGCGCCGGGCTTAAGCATGATCTCTTCGACCTTATAGCGCAGATCGCCGATGGTCATTGCGCTGTTCTGTGCCGGTGCTGGACTAGGCAAATCGGCGACCAGCATTCGGACGCTGAGCGATCCGTCCTGTGAGAAGCCTCCCTCTTCGAGATCGATCTGCACGCCGCCCATTGAGATCGCGGCGACATACTCCTCGTCACCGATGGTGATTGGTACGCCGATGTCTTCGAGGATCGATGCGAATGCCTCGGCGGCGGCTTCTTGAATTGGATTCACGCTTCACGCGCGGCGTCAAAAAAAAGCCCCACCCGGATATTTCCAGATGGGGCTTTGAACCTAACTACCAATGAAACAAAGGGATTACTTTTTGCCCTTCTTCGGCTGTGGTGCCTCTTCGGCTTCCACGGCTTCTGGGGCGGCAGCGGCTTGCGGTTGAGTGCTTGGGCGGAAGATGCGGGAGATGTAAGGCATGCCACCGCGATAAAGCTCGCGGCGAGGTGCCTTTTCTCCAACTTGTGCCACCAAATCTTTCGCTTTGCCGAAGTCGTAGCCGCAGTAGATCACCGAAGCGTTTGCATCGGTGCCGCGAGCGGCGTTGTACTCCACAACTAGATTGAGAACTGCCATTTTCGTAAAAGGTTGGATTGAGAAAAAGCCCCCGGACCGATGTTGTCAGTCCGAGGGCTGGGGGGAGGATTAGGCGGAGATCACGCGGTGACCGGCGAAGTCGGTGATCGCACCGGCGCTGCCACCTTGCTTGCCGACTGCGGAGCCGTAGAGCATGGTCACGGTGAGGGTGAGATCGAGCGTGCCTTGCTTCTGGCCGAGGATGCCGAGGAGCGAGAGACCGCTGTTCGGGTCGGTGACGACTTCGGTCGTGACGACTTGCGGGATGCCGTATTGAGCGGCAAGCTCGCTGGAATCGTCAGGAAGGCCGGTCCAGATGACAATCGACTCAGGTGAGAAGAACGCACCAGTGAGGTTGCCAGCGGTCGGGAGGTCGGGATACTCGACGATCTTCTCGAAGCCACCAAGACCCTCAAGGACCACATAAGGGTCGCCAGCGAGGCGTTGTCCGTAGAAGTCGCCCGAGGAGATGCGGGTGTCGGCCATGAGAGCTTCGGCGAAGTCGCTGTTGACGATACCGTAGCGCTTGGCAGGAGCCTTCTTCGAGTTGAGAGCCTTGCGAACCGTGCCGAGTGTGTCGCGGTCGGTGTTGGCGATGGTCTCAGTCGTCGACTGGCTGACATTCGTGGCGGTGAACTTGGCGAGGGCCGAGTCGACCACTGCTTTGGCAAGCACATAGGCAGCATCACCAATGGCACCGGCGAGCGCGTCCTTCTTGTCGGCGATCGCGTTGAGGTGAGTGAGGCTGATGGTGACATGCTTGTGACCGTCGGCGACGATCGGCACATCGGTGAGCAAACTACGAGCTTCGGTAGCACCGTTGAAGTAGCCACCTTGCGCTGCATCGTAATCAGCAGCGCTGGGGAGCGTGCGGATGTGAGCATAGCCGGATTGGCCCTTCTTCATGCGGGTAGCGGTGAAGTCGGTGGACATCATGCCCAAAGCGGGCACGCGGGTTTTGAACGAGTCGAGCGTTGAGCTCAGGATCTCGGAGACGGTAAGTGTGGGCATAATTGTGGGGTGTGCTTGGGGTTAAAAAATGCGGGGATTTTAGTTTGAGCCTTGGGCCCGGAGTTTTTCGGCGAGCTTGCCGAGGCGGTACTTTTCGGTCGGGCTTGTGGTCGCCTTGATTTCGGCGAGCACGCTTTCGAGCGATTGGGCTTCCGCGTTGTCCGGCGACACATTCACGGGTGCGCTGGAGCTACGGCTGGCGATGGCGGCGGCCTTGGCGGCGACTGCCTCGTCGATGGAAAGTTGATTGGCCTTCAGCGCGGCGATCTCGCCTTGCAGCGATGCCAGTGTTGCCTTGAGGTCGCCGATGATCTCGGTGGCGGACTCTTCCTTGGGCTCATCAGCAGGCGCGCTTTCGGTTTCGCCTTCAGGTGCGGATTCAGGAGCTGCCTCTTGTTCACCTTCCGGTGCGGATGGGGCGGCTTCGTTGGTGATTTCCGCAGCAATGGTTTCGACCGATGCGACGACTTCTTCGGATGGGGTGCTGGCGACTTGTTCGCTCATGCCATCTTCCGCAGTGTCAACTGCGCGAAGCGGAGAGGATCCGGCTTTGCCTGCTTGCGAAGCATTGCGGACCATGGTGGCGAGGCCCAGCGATTCGGCCTGCGGGCCATAAAATGTCTGCCCTTGCATCGCCTCGGCGGGGATCTTGCGACCTTGGCGAGTGACGGCGGATTTGAACTCGCCGAACACTTGATCGATGCGCTCTTGGATCAGCTCGCGTTGTGACTCGGTGAGTGATGTGCCAGGGAAACCGGCAGCCTTGAACTTACCGGTGGTAAAAAGCTCGACCTTCACGCCGAGCATTTCCGCGCGTTTGCTCTGATCGATGTGCGGGACCATGACGCCGATGGATCCGACCGATGCCGAGCGTGTCATCGAGATGCTGGTCGCTTGTGATCCGAGCCAGTAGGCAGCGGATGCCATGGTGCCGGAGGTGTGCGCGCGAACCGGCTTGATCTTGCTGGCTTCGTAGATTGCATCGGCGGCCTCGGGGGTGCCGCGAACGGTTCCGCCAGGAGAGTCGATGTTGAGCACGATCGATGTGACCGATGGATCAGCGGCGGCGCTTTCAACGGTGGAGCGGACTTCATCGAGGCTCGTCGCGCCGAGCATCACGCGATCGAACTCGTCGGTGGTCGGTAGTAGCGGACCGGTGATGTTGATCGTAGCGACGCCATCGGCGACGCTCATGATCGACTGCGGCGCTTCACTTTGCGAAAGGGTGAAGAGTTTCCCGGCTGCCATGTCCATGGCCAAACCGATGATGCCGTCCATTGCCTCCGGGGCGATGGCCCACGGCTCTTGTGTCAAAATGAAATCGCGTGCGTTCACGCACCGCGTGGGGTGTCAATTCCCTATCACTTCGCAGGCCCAGTCGGCGCTTCGACCGGGGGCTCAACCGACACTCCCGAGGCGAAGAGCATCTGGAGCGGTATGTCGTATTTCTTGGCGAGTTCTTGAAGGTGGGCAATGTCGCGTGCGCGGCGTTCAGCTTCCTCCTCGAAGTCCATACCCAGCTCGGCGAAGTGATCGCTGAGGGTCTTGAGTCCGGCCTTCACATCCTCGCGGTTTTGCAGCGACTCCCGACCAGCATCGACGGTGACGCGGCGCGGGGTGACGACGGAAATCTTCCACCATGCAGGAATCAGCGGAATCTCGCCGCGCGTGATGGCATCGCCGATGACGAACTTCCAGACGGGCGTGAGAAAGCGGCGGATGAGGATGTTTTGGCGGTGAGAGAATCGGCGATCGGCCTTGGCAACCACCATGCGGACGCCGGCGCCACCGATCTTGCTCGAATCGGCTGCGAACTCGTAAGGAACGACACCAAGCGCTGAATCACGGCGGAGGTGATCAAGGAATCCGGTAAAGGTTGGCGATGGGCGGTTAGACTCGAAGGGTTTAAGCTCTTCGCCTGGCTTGAGCGCGACCCATTTGCCACCGACGATCTTTTGGAGTGCGGTCGGGTCTGATTGGGCCTCGTCCGACTTGCCTGAGTCGATGTCGAGCCCGCCAAATCCGTCGTTGCTGTCGATTTCGCCGGTGGCGGTCGTGATTGCGAACGATTTGTCGGCGTGATCCTTGAGCGCGTGCTTTTCGAGCGCCAGCAATTCCATCTCATCGCGGATGTGATTGATCGAATGCGCCAGTGATGGCACACCGCGCGCCGATGAAGCTCGCTCTGGATCGAAGATGTGGAGGACGGATGCGGCAGGAAGGTCGACGACACTACCGTCGTCCTGCTTCACATGATAAGAAATCGGGCGGCCAAAGCTATCAAAGCGGATGCCATCGACGCTGCCATCGCCATTTCCACCGCTCACACGGTGGCTTTCGATGAGTTGGATCACCGGGCGGCCATCAACACGGGTGAGGTGGACAAAAATGTCGCCGTCTTCGTCGATCGCGCGGCAGATGAGCATTTCGCATTCTGAGAGGGAGAATCGTCCGGTGATTTCGCACTGGTTTGACCAATCCTCCCAGTATTCGAGCGTGCCGGCAATCCACTCGCGGTCTTCGGTCTTCGGTTGGATCTTGAGGCCATCGCCGACCGAGTAGACGGCCATGTCGAAGACCATCTCGCGGGCAAAGCCGGAGTTCTTCATCAAGTAGCGTGAGCCTTTGATGATTTCGTTGCGGACAAGCGGCGTGGTTTCCTTCCGATGATCCTGCGGAGCGGCGGCGGGTAGGCGTTGGCGCACCGAGGAGGGGTTGGCGCTCTCGTACGGCGACCATCCGAAGGCGGATGCGCCCATTTTGGTGATTTTTTGCAGCAGGTTCATAGGGAAAATGGCCCGGTGCCGGACTGACAAGTGCGGCGGGTCTTGCCGTAGGTGAACGGATCGAGTGCCTCTAGCATTTCTTGGCACCACGAAATCTCTTTTTTAACGTCTTGGTATTGGCGATATGTCACTTGCGAATTTGATTCTTGGTAGCTGACCATGAGTTTATTTTGCAGCTTCTTCTGCACCTCCATGATCTCTAGCACCTCCTCAACGGTGTAGTTTGTGGTCTTGACCCTAGCCATGCCATCGAGCCGCATGTCAATCAGCGTCGGCTTCTTGCTCAGTCTCGCGGCCAAGAATTTTGAGCATGAAAGCAAAAACTGTCGCCATCGCTTCGCAGTCGAGAAGGTGGTTCGGGCGTTTCTGGATCCGCGACCATTGCCACTTGTCACCGTCCTTGATCCGCATCTCGGATTCCATCTGGCTCAGGTAGGCGATCTTCTTTTCGTCGTTGTCGACCTCGGCGAGTGCCTCGACCGGCACCTCCCATGTCGGGCCTCGGCTTGGATCTTGATTGCGGCGGATCCGCGAGAGCGCGTCTTTGATGTTGAGGTTCGACCAGTAGAACATCTGGGCGATTTTGCCTGCCGAGCAGTTGATCGAGCGCTTCGGAGAATAGAATCGGTCGAGTGACTTGACCCGGACGCCGACGCCGAGGCGTTGCTTTAGTCGGTGAGTCCATGTGGCCTTTCGGTCACCCATGAGCGCCACCCATCCATGCTCGGCACAGCGTTGGTAGACCTCGTAGGAGTTGAATCCGGCATCGACGCCGACGAGCGAGGATGAAACGCGGTACTTTTCCTGCTGTTCGAGCAACTCTTCCCAGGTGTGGGCTGTTCCCCAGTCGATCCTGCGGCTTGATCCATCGGGACTCCATTGGGTTATGAGGTACCAAAAGTGATCCATCTGGACATCGACGGTCATCACGCGCAGCCGAACCGGCGGATCATCGTCCTCATCCGGCACCCGGATCTTGCCGGCGATGATCGCGCCTTCCTTTTCCCAGGCTAAATCGCCGCGCGCGTAGGTGCTGTCGGTGATCTTGATCGAGAAATCCTCGGTGTACTCGGTGAACGGAAGAGCGAGACGCTTCTGCCAGAAGATTTTGAGCTGCTCCATGTCGCCGGTGCGTGCCGATGACTTCGCTCGAAGGTAAATCTCGGCCAAGTTGCCCCACGATCCAGCGCAGAGGCCATTCCAATGAAAGCCGACATTCGACTTCGCCGCTCCGGGGTTCTGGGAGACATAACGCGCGCCGTTCATAGGGTTGTTGAGCTCACGCCGTGATCGGTCGGTATCGGGAAAGCGGGTGCCACACTCGCAGAACATTTCGGTGGTCTCGCGCACACGCTCGTAGTCCCACGCGCCATCTTCGAGGCGGCAATCTTTGGACCATTCGATGTTCTCCCATTTCCATGGCTGCGTCGTCTTGCAGCTTGGGCATCGCCAGCACCATTCACGCTGGTCGGTCGATCGAAACTTGCGGTCGGTGTCGTCGTCGACCTCTCCGGCCTGCGACACGAAGAACCTTTTGCCCAGCCACCCGAAGGCAGTGACCCGCGCCTCGGCCTCGGCCATGTGA